ATGGATAAGAAAACCGCATCGCTGGGCTTTTCTGCTCTGTTTGTTGCGAGTGTCGCTTTTGCTGAAACTACAAGTAACTGGGTTGAGGTTACCACAGCTGATGATGGCGTTTTTTCAGCAAAAGCAGGGACATACAGGAATGTTAAAGGTGATTCATCTGCCTTGTTCATGTATCAAACAAAAAATAAAAAAGTAGAGTATTACAAAGTTAGTATTAAAGATGCCGACTGCGATAGTGGATATGGAGAGTTAAAACTCTTCTATATGGATGGGAAGTTAGCTTTCAAAGGTGATTATGTTGCCGAAGGGAACAGCGTCGGCGCTGGTATTGGTGATTTTATGTGTGCCGTTAGAGGTGCTGCTAACTCACAAAAACGTTAAAGGAGGGGGCTATTGTTAAAACAATAGCTCATAATCCATATCAGAAAAATACTGATTCCGCCATTTCTGGATAAAACCCTTTACGCTCCGGCCATAGAGAATTACTTCTGTGCTCTGCTGGGGATTTAGCCATCATTCAACCTGCTGTTGCGGCGGCAACTCATCACGATTACTTACAGGTTGGCTACCCTGAAGATTGGCGGCGCGGCAGGCATTCCAGCCGCAACGAAAAGTGACATCAAAGTTGTCCTCTTCCATGAACCTACACTTGTACTCTTCGCGTGTCAGCTCACCAGGAACAGATACCTGCGCTGGCGGGGCGGAGTAAATACTCGTCCTCAATGCCCTCAACGGGTTTTGAGAAGCCGATAAAATTACCGTTATGCCAAGGTTAAGGGCCGTATGGCTCAACGGTCACACGACGCCAGCAAAGAATGGCAGTCCCCGCTTCGAGCGATTCCAGCGCTAACTTCATCACAGCAAGCGCCCGCATCTTCGTTTACGATGCCAGGCGTTGCATCGCGCTCTTCTTCAAGCTCCGAAATGGTCTTCAGGAGCTATTCTTTTAGGGTATTGCTCATGATGCTGCTCCTTTGCGAAGTTGGGCGGCGAACTCGCGGGCATCATCACCGCTGATATCTGCATACATCTCTTTGGCGAACATCTCCACTGCTTGCGCCCGAACTTCAGCTAGGAAAGTGTCGGTGGCCGGGGTTTCTCTACGTTGCATTACGACATTTATCGCCTGCTGTAAGCCCACATCAGGCCTCATGGAGCCGTGCGCGTTGAATGCGTCCAAAGCCAACAGCATTGTTTCGCTGTCAGTTGCCGGGACTTTTTTCAGCCCCGCATTCTCCGCAGCCAGCGCAGCGAGCTTGGCTTCTGACTCGGCAAGTTTCTTACGCAAACCAAGTTCACAGCTATGCGCACCGCTGCGCCCCCTCTCAAAGGAGAATCCGCAGTCACAATAAAAAACGTTGTCTTTCTCGGTAATCATGCTGCCGCCTTGCTGTGTGAAAAACGTTTCAGGTCAAAGTCGATTGTTGCTCGCAGGTCACGGAAAATACCGCAGCGTCCATGGCGAACCAGGCCACCCTGCTCCACCGCTACGCGGAGATATTTCTCCGCCGTGGCCCGGTGCAGGCCGAACATCGCAACGACGTCATTCGTGGTGATGCGCCCCTCCTCCTTCACCAATTCGATAATTCGGTTGATGATCAGGGCACGTTCTTTGTCGGTTTTCTTTCTGGCCATCGGTTATTCCCTCCCTGTCAGCTGCTGCACGAGATTTCTGTGGCGACCAATAACACGAACCGCGTCACGCAGTTTGGTCAGCTGATCCAGCTTGTTTCTGGTGCGGCGGATTTCGCGAGAAATGTCCCGCACCGCTGGTACCGCTTCTACTGCGGCGCACCCTTCGGTGAACGAGGGGATTTCACTCACGATCAGTTCGACCGGTTTTGCTTCTTCCGGCGCGGCAGGTGCCTCCGGTACCGGTTCTTGCTTAACGGGTTCTGTAACAACAGCAAGGGACCAGGTAACGCCTTTGCCCTTCCCGGCACCATGCGATGAACTGACCTGGCGACGGCAGGAACGGACGTTCCTGGCGACGTGCAATGCGCAGCCCGGCGTTCACTTGTTCCATGGTGGTGATCCCGTTTTCACGAAATGCCAGAGCCCACTGGCGGCGCAGTTCGTCAAACCCAGACTGGTCGCTGAAGCTATGCACGCTGGCCGGGAATGCTGCACGCAAGGCGCTAAACAGCGCGTTGAAGATTTCAGCGGTCTGCTCGGCGGGCGTGTCCTGCACATCCGGCAATTCAGGCATGCCGCGTGCTATGCGCGCAAAATTTTCACGGTCTATGCTGACCATCTGCTCAGAAAGACTTTTCATCGAACACCCCGTTGATCCAGTCTGTGTTGTTGAAATCGACCTTGCCCTTCGCAGTGGTCTTCGTTGGCTGTCCACCGCTGCGCAGGCGCTTGGTAGTCAGGTCGTCCCACTTCCTGCGCAGGCTTGACGGGCTCAGGATGTTGTCTTTCCAGAAATCATCCTTGTTGGCCCACTTGAACAGATCGCAAATCTCGAAGTGCGTACGTTTGTCCTGGACGCGCATCAGGCGGATTGTGTTAGCCCATTCGACCCATTTCGGTTCGCTCAGGCTGGCATTGACCGTCAGGCGCAGGGAGTGTATCCAGCGAGCGGCTTTGAGATCGTCAGCAGTACCCCATGATTTTCCTGCCGGGGTGTAGATTCCGTCGGCAGCTTCAGGGTGACGAGAGAGGAATTTTTGAGTCGCCTCGTTTCGGGATTCTTCAGAATTCCGAGACGAAGAGATCTTATTATTTATATTGTTGTTATTATATTGTTGTTCATGATGCGCGGGGAATTGCGCGGTCTTATGCGCGGGTAAATGCGCGGCATGTCCCTCGCAAGCCGCGCCATTACTGGCTTCGTCATGCGCGGTGAAATGCTCGCCGTTATGCGCGGGGAATTGCGCGGGTAAATCGTCTATTTTTTGAGCATATTGCTCATAATTTGTGATGGTTATCACAGTGCCTTTTCGCTTCTCTCCAGAACGAGAAATCATTCCTTCGCGCTCGAAAACATCAAGCATCCTGTCCACGGCGTGGCGACTACTCGGCTTCCCTTCCCGGTCGCATAATTTCAGCCCCAAATCGGCCGTTGTGGTTACCAGTTGTCCGGTTTGTAAGGGCCATTGACGGCCTTTAAAGTTCGCCGTGTAGGGCTGACGTGCAGCACCCAAAAGAAGGTTCTCCCACAACGTGCGCAGGAACACATCTTTCGCCCAGGGCTTCTTCAGTACGCTCCGGTACAACGGGATGAATCCGGTCTTCTGGTTCTCCATCCGGTTGCTCCTGATGGCACTACGTGCCGCAAAATCGGCATAAGCGACATTTGACATGCTATGCCCCTTTAGCCTGGTGTTTAGTACATGCGTTTGTCATAATGACCTCGCAATTACGTCCCGTTTTTGCACCCGAAAGCCGTTGGTGCCCCCTCACCGCGGCTTTCACCCTTTTAGAACAGCCCCTGCTGCTTACCGCGCTTGATGCGCTTCGACTCAAACCGATCTGCCGGCACTGTCTGTTTTTCTGCCCATAACTTCGCGTGACGCAAAACATCATCGAAAATTCTCCCCTTACGACTTGCCTGAGACATTCGCTTGTACATATCGACGGCCTGAAATGCCCCCCCCTGCGCCACAGCTGCGGTGAAGCCCTGCCGGATAAGTTCTTCGCGAACGTGCTTTTCAATAAATTCGACATGATTCACTGCACACCTCACATGACGCCCGGTCCCATGACTGCGAGACCACTCAGAACCTGAACAACAGCCTCCCCAGGCAGAAGCGCCAGCAGGTGTTCAATGCCCTCCCTCACCTCTTTCACCAGCTGGTGCTGCGGCGCCCTCAGAATCACCGCGCGTTTCGCTTCGCCGATCTCCTTCTCCATCGCTGCATAGCGCGTCATAAAGCAGTCCTGAGGTACCAGGCGGCCACGGAACTCAAGCGGTAGAACGGCGATGATCGCGGGCGACAGCTGGCTGATGTTTTTGCGCGCATACTCCGTATCACCATCGAGCCAGCGGAAGAGTTTCTGACGCTTACGGCTCAGGTCTTCGGGAAATTCCAGCCCGGCGCCGCCCTGACGTTCCCACTCCTCAACGATGATCCCGGCAACGACATCCTGGTTATCCAGTGACGCAGCCCAGGCACGAACGGCGTCTCGGATCTGTTCGTGCTTATCTGCCGCGCCTGGCTGATTGCGATTTATCATCGCAACCGGAGTTAATCCGGTATTTTGTTGATATGAAATGGCATGCATGGTCAAGACTCCTGTTTTGGCAGCCCGTCTGTGGGATTTGGATAAATGTCACTACGTACTTCATGCGGAGTGATTTTCCATCCCAACAACTTGCAAATCGGTAGCACTCGATGCGCGGGAACCTCATGGTTCAGCCACAGACTTACAGCTTGAGAAGTTGTGCCAAGATTCTTGGCGATCTCTGTTTGAGTCATGACATCGCATACTCGCTGTTTAATTGATTTGGTCATATCCAGCCCTCAGTGAATGAAAAATGAGATTACAGCATGAAAATATTATTTTCAATCATGTATGAAAAAAATCTTTGCAATGCACTATGAAAGGCTACCTTGTAGAATGAATGCCATGAAAAAAGCACCTCATGAAGCGTTCGCCTACCGACTTCAGCTCATCAAAGATGAATTCGGCTGGAACATGTCTGATATAGCCAGGAGAGCCATGGTTACTCCCCAGGCAGTTCAGCAATGGGCTAAAGGTGAGTCAGCGCCTCGAGGTGTAAGGTTGAAACGCCTTGCAGCTGCCACAGGTAAACCAGAGCACTGGTTTTTTATGCCGCCTGATGCAGGTGATGATGACCTGAGCATGCATAAACCTCCACGGCAACTGGATGAAAAAGAAATCGCTTTGCTCTCATTATTCAACCAGATGCCTGAAGCTGAAAAGCTTCGCCTCATCGTTCACGCAAAAGCTACTCTTAAAGAGTTAGATCTCCTCAAGGATGACGTTACCAACATCATCCAAAGCATTCAGAAGTAAAAATCACATCTTTTTTTTCATTGCATCCAATAGTTTGGATGCATTGACACACCCTTAATTGAAAATTTATATTTCATTCCGCTTGCTAGATGTAAATAATATTTGTATTGTTATCTCCATCGACAACAAGCGCATCGTTGTCAGGTAATAAACGTTCCGCTGGCCGGCGACAAGGCAAAGAGGATGAGATGATTGATTTTGCACGCAAACCAGCACAGCAGCAGGCCGTTCGCCTCAACTGGATTACAGTCAGAATCTGCCAGCTTTGTTACTTACTGGCTCAAAAGGGTACTCCGTAATGAACACTTTATTTGCACTGGTTCTGACTGTTATCTCCCTCAACGGTGAATCGCAGGATGTAGTAATCGATGTATATGACAACCAGCAACAGTGCCAGGCAGCTGCTATCGAGCAAAACGTGAATGGTGAGTGCTGGCCTGTAGAGGGAATTATTCGTAACGGCGAGATCCCGGCAAGCCTGTAAGGAGCGGAAATGAAGAAAGAATGCGGATACTGCCGCAAGCCTTTTGAAGCGGGGAAAGAAGTTAAACGCACCTTGCTTTATTTTTGTGGCAATAATCTTGCCCGTAAAGAAAAAGAGTATTGCTCAAAACAGTGTGCTGAAAAAGACCAGATGGCACACGAAGCGTAATTAGCAGCCCTGTAATTTGAAAAAAATTCGCCATTTATTTGGCGTGGATTCTTACACCCTGAATAAACCAAAAGGAACATTCTATGGAAATCGTAAAAGTCGAATTAAATCTGAAAGCAATTAACAAAAGCATCGCTTTATTCAACTGCGACAAGAAAGTATCTGGCCTGATTCATACCACTGAAAACGGCGAAACCACCATCGTACTTGATGGGGGTTATGTTCTTGACTCGTTCGACTGTCCGCACTGCGCTATCGAGGCTATCAGCCTGCTGGCCGTGAAAATTAAAGATGGTGAAAAGAGCGGGCACGGCAGCTATCGCCAGCACAAGCGCAACTTCATGGAGCGTGCATTCATCACTGTCCATTAAAAAGCCCACCGAAGTGGGCCTGCCTGTCCGGTCTCACCGACCAAAGCGAACCGGACATCCCCAGGTAAATACGAGGTGTCTTTCAGGCACCTCCAGTCTACACGATAAGAGGATTATGTGTCATGACTAACACGAACCCTGTATTTCTTGTTCGAAGAGCAAAAAAACAATCTGGTCAGCCTGATGCAGTTTTATGGTGCAGCGAGGACTTTGAAACCGCTAATGCCACCCTGGATTATTTACTGCTTAAGTCCGGTCGCAAATTTAAAGACTATTACAAAGCGGTCGCAACTAATTTCCCTGTTGTAAACGAACTTCCACCGGAAGGCGAAATCAGTTTTACCTTCTGTGATTATTATCAGCTCGATAAAGGCAAAATGAACTGGGAGCAGATCCCTGGGGTTTCTCTGCCCGAGCATCCTGCAACACAAAAAGCGGAAATGGCCGAAGCCACGGTCGTTAATGGCGTTGACACGTCTACTGGTGAAATCGTCGACGAACAGGCTTTTAACGAGGCTGATGCAGTTCCTCCGACCAATTCTGATCTGAAGATTGACGAAGGCGACGACGAAAACACGCGCTACCCGATCGTGCAAATGTCGTTCCGCAAGCAGCTGTTGTCGCAGCTTACGTCGGATGAACTTCGCTATCACCTCACGCAGGCGGAGTATCAGGAAATAAGCACGCTGGAAATGGACACTGATAACGGATACGTCCAGAACCTGCTGCTGGCAGCCGCAAGCGTAGAAAAGATCCAGACTCTGGATATGCCATTTCTGTGGAAATACACCAGAGCCGTCAGAGACGTTTTTGATATGGAGAAACGTCACGAACTCTCTCTGATTTTGAAGTTTACGCAAGTATGGGCAGAAACATCACACCTCGATCGTGGAATTTTGACAAAAGAATGGGCCAAAGGTAACCGCATCAGCGCCGTGCAGCGTACTGACTCCGGTACTAATGCCGACGGGGGCTATAAAACGGACCGCGGCGAAGGGGCGCACCATACGCTTGATTCTCTTGATCTTGAAATTGCCTGCGCCCTGCTACCCATGGATTTCAACCCACACGAAATACCAGGCAGCGTGCTGCGCCGCGCGAAGGAGATCGTCGCTAAAAAAGAGGAACCGTGGAAATCGTGGAGCAACATCCTGCGTAATCAACCGGGGGTGCTGGCAGTGAACCGCACAGCAATCTTCAATCTCGTGCGTATCGCTCCTGAGAACATCCACAAGACCCCTGCTACTCATCTGGAATTTGTTAATCGAACAATGACCACAAATTTCAACTCCACGACCGAGTTAATGCCGCTGCCTTCTGCCGCCCCAGTTATTTCACGTGAAGACGTGGACAAGCAGCTGGCAGCCGAACGTGGAGAATTTGTCGAGGGTATTAGCGACCCAACAGATCCGAAATGGGAAATAACCCACCGTATGACCACCACTACTCACGAAGAGAATTTACAACGGATTCGTGAAGAAGGTGCGCGCCGCGCTGAGGAAATGAAAGAGCAGCCGGAAATCACAAGTATGGGCAACGGCATGTTTTCCATTGAAGGCCTGCTCAACCAGAGCGCCTCAAATGAAGCAGAAAAAACGGAAGTGGAGACCACCAGCAATGTGCAGGTTCAAGAGAATAACAGTAATGAAGAACCGACTTGTGATGCGCTGTCACCGGGCAAAGTCGTATTGCAGCCAGGTGAAAGCAGTGCTGACACTGGTGAGGAACCAGCTACCGTAGAGCCGTCTGCCGCTGAGATTCTGGCCACCAGCGCGCCGAGTCTCGCCAGCCAGGACAGGGATGATGCAACCCAAATTCCTGATTCAGTAGACCAGAACGAACCAGAATCGGCACAAAACGAACCAGAAGTGCATCAGGAAGAACCAGCTGTTGAATATCCTGCTTATTTCGAGCCAGGCCGCTATGAAGGTCTTCCGAACGAGGTTTATCACGCCGCTAACGGCATCAGCTCTACCCAGGTAAAAGATGCGCGCGTGTCGCTGATGTACTTCAATGCGCGCCACGTTGAAAAAACCATCGTCAAAGAGCGCTCCGCAGTTCTGGACATGGGCAACTTAGTGCATGCGCTGGCGTTGCAGCCTGAACAGCTGGATGCAGAGTTCAGCATTGAACCGGTTATCCCAGAAGGCGCATTCACCACCACGGCGACACTGCGCACCTTTATCGATGAGTACAACAACGGCCTGCCTGTACTGCTGAGCGCAGACGATATCAAAAGATTTCTTGAAGAGCATAACGCCACGCTGCCCGCTCAGGTGCCGCTGGGCGCTAGCCTGGAAGAAACAGCGCAGAACTATATGACGCTGCCAGCTAACTTCCAGCGTATCGATGCAGACCAGAAGCAGACGGCAACGGCAATGAAAGCCTGCATCAAAGAGTACAACGCCACCCTGCCGACGCCGGTTAAAACTAGCGGCAGCCGTGACGCGCTGCTCGAGCAGTTAGCGATCATCAACCCTGACATGGTGGCGCAGGAAGCGCAGAAGCCACAGCCGCTGAAAGTATCTGGCACTAAGGCCGATCTGATTCAGGCCGTGAAGACAGTCAAACCAGATGCCGTGTTTGCCGACGAGCTGCTGGATGCCTGGCGCGATAACCCGGAGGGGAAAGTGCTGGTTACCCGCCAGCAGCTGGGCACCGCACTGAATATTCAAAAAGCGCTTCTGGCTCACCCGACCGCCAGCATGCTGCTGACCCACCCGAGCCGTGCCGTCGAGGTGAGTTACTTCGGCTTTGACGAGGAGACGGGCCTGGAAGTTCGTGTGCGCCCGGACCTCGAGATCGACCTGGACGGTGTGCGTATCGGCGCAGACCTGAAAACTATCAGCATGTGGAACGTAAAGCAGGAAAGCCTGCGCGCCAGACTGCACCGGGAAATCATTGACCGCGACTATCACCTGAGCGCAGCCATGTACTGCGAAACCGCGGCGCTGGACCAGTTCTTCTGGATTTTCGTCAACAAAGACGAGAACTACCACTGGATCGCCATCATCGAGGCATCCGCTGAACTGCTGGAGCTGGGCATGCTCGAGTACCGCAAAGCGATGCGCGCTATCGCAACCGGATTCGACACAGGTGAATGGCCAGCACCAATCACTGCCGACTACACCGACGAACTGAACGACTTCGACCTGCGCCGCCTCGAAGCGCTGCGTACTCAGGCATAAGGGGGATATATGCAAAATACCAACGTTACCGTTGCTGATCAGAACACCGTTATTAATTCCAACGTGGCACTGTTCGATTCTCAATACCTTAACGCCATCAGCACTTTTGCGCAGATTATGGCTCAGGGCACCGCGACAGTTCCTAAGCATCTTCAGGGCAATCAGGCCGATTGCATGGCCGTAGCGATGCAGGCAGCACAATGGCAGATGAATCCCTTTGCTGTAGCACAGAAGACGCACCTGATTAATGGTGTGCTCGGGTACGAAGCGCAGTTGGTCAATGCCGTCATTTCGCGTAGCGGCGTGCTTGCAAGCCGCTTTGAATATGAGTGGTACGGGCCATGGGAAAAAGTTGTTGGAAAATTCCATATTCGTAAAGGCGAAAAAGGCGAGTACCGGGTCCCTGGCTGGACCCTGGCTGACGAAGCCGGGATCGGCATTATTATCCGCGCAACCCTGAAGGGTGAAGATCAGCCGAGAGAACTCGATTTACTGCTGGCTCAGGCTCGCACCCGTAACTCAACGCTCTGGGCTGACGACCCGCGCCAGCAGCTTGCATATCTCGCAGTGAAGCGCTGGGCCCGCCTGTTCTGCCCGGATGTGATTCTGGGCGTTTATACCCCGGACGAGCTGGATGATCGGCGTGAAGAACGGGAGGTAAACCCTGCCCCTGTGCAGCACATAAGTTTGACTGAAATTACTGATGACAACTTATCTACCACACAGAACGCGCAGCAGTCCTCAGTAAATATCGACACTTTGGCTGATGAATACCGTAAACGGATTGATTCTGCTGAAACTCTGGACGATGCCACTACCGTCGGAAACGACATCAATGCTTCTAAATCCGTACTGGGTGCAGCATTGCACACCGAACTGAAAAACAAAGCTACGCGCCGGTACCACTTTGTGAATGCGAAAAACAAAGTTGATACAGCTATCAAAGCACTTCCAAAACCGGGAGTGGAAGGTGCGGGAGAACGCTTCGAGGAAGTTGAAAAGATGCTCTTGGCGGCTAAACGGCACTTGGGTGATGAATTGCACGATAAGTACCGCATCACCCTCGATGATATGAAACCGGAATATGTGGCCTAAGGGAGGCGGGAGGGTTCGCCCTCCCGGTAACGATATGACGAAAATTATCGAACGCGGAATAATTTTTAACGGTGAGATGGTGCGGGCGATCCTCGATGGACGGAAGACGCAGACGCGGCGGATCATCAAGCCGCAGCCAGAGGGAACATTAAGCGGAAGTTTATCCGGTATGTGGTTAAGCAGGCCTCTTAACGGACTGTTGTTGCCGAAAATTGAAGATATCGCAATCCATTGCCCGTTCGGTGTCGTCGGTGATCGCATCTGGGTGCGGGAGACGTGGGCAGAGGCTGGAGCAAGCGCGCCGGATCTGAAACTTTATCGCGCGAATTACCCTGCGCATGTTCCAACTCATTACGAGAACGTGCCGCCGGCAGAGGATGTCCGCTGGACACCCAGCATCCACATGCCGCGCTGGGCCAGCCGTATTCTGCTGGAGATCACCGATGTACGGGTCGAGCAGCTGAACGATATCAGTGAGGAAGACGCACGTTCGGAGGGAATTTCTGGCTCCTCGGCACGTGACGTTAAAGAGGCTTACGCAGCGTTATGGCGGTCTATCTACGGTTCTGACAGCTGGCGCGCTAACCCATGGGTCTATGTGATCAAGTTTAAGCGTATCGAAGGAGATGGCCATGCGACTGATTAACCGAGGTAACCAGCAATCCCCGTTAGCGCGTCAGGCATGCGACATCGCGCTGGCAGCCCACCAGCAAAGATACGGCGACTATGGGCGCAGCAAGATGAAAGAGACGTATACGGTGAAGGTTGAAGGCGTGAAGGTCTGGGTGGAGGTGGTGAACCGCAAGGCGAGCTATGTGGCCACGGCAATGACAGGCATGCGCCGCTTGCGTGCCCTTCCCGGCCAGGCGTCCTGATAAAGAATTATCAAACGGCCCCGGTTGGGGCCCTTGGAGAACGAAGATGAGCAAAGCAACGAATAAATTTGAGCTGATGAGCACTAAAGACATCTGCGGGCAGCTGTGTATTTCCTCACGTACGCTCGAACGCTACAGGAAAAGAGCCCCAAACGAGAACCCTTTCCCTGAGCCAGATTGCGCTTACATGGGTGGACCCAATAAATGGCTCAGAACCAAAGTCACCGCCTGGCAGATTAAAGAGATGTCACGATCAACCCGTAAGCCGATGTCTCACCTGAACCTAACCCGTGATGATAAAGGCCGTCTCACCCGACCTGACGCGGCGTGA